CAACAAAGACCTCAAGGGTATGTCTTGGGCTGATGCCAAGGACTACTACCTCGGTCTCTGCCAAGGCTGGAAACCGTACAACCCGCCTCCTGTCGTGGCCGAGCACGAGGGCGTGCAGGTGGTCCGTGACGACCTGATCGTGGGCACGAAGACCCGAGCCGGTGATCTACTGGCTGCAAAGGCCCCGTTGAAGACGATCGTGTACTGCCAGCCCCGAGTGGGTTTGGCCGGAGTCTCCATCGCCGATGTGGCCAAGCGTCACAACAAGGACGTCGTGCTCTTCATGCCTTCCTCGAAGGAGATCTCGCACCACCAGGCCTGCTGCATCGAGCGTGGCGCCACGGCGTACTTCGAGCGTATTGCCGCCATGCCGAACCTCAATCGAAAGGCCGAGATGTGGGCAAAGGAGAATGGTGCTTTCTTCGTCCCGCTCGGGCTGAAGCATGAGCTAGCCACTGCGGGAATCATCCAGGCAGCCCTGACGATTCCGGAGCCGGATGAAGTCTATGTGGCCATCTCGACCGGTGTCCTATCCCGTGCTTTGCAGATTGCTTGGCCGAACGCCAAGTTCCATTGCGTTGCCGTGTCACGTAACCTGAAGGCCGGAGAGCTTGGCCGAGCTGAGGTCATTACTGAACCTCTCGACTTCACTGCAGTAGAGAAGAAAGAGAATCTGCCGCCATTCCCGACCGTCAATACATATGACGCAAAGGTCTGGAAATACATCCCGAAGAACAAGAAGGGCAAGAAGATCCTGATGTGGAATGTCGGCACAGAGCCAGAACTGAAGGATGCTTCCATCATCACGACCACCAAGTCGTATCGTGATTGGCCGAAGAAGACCGTAAAAGAATGACACGAGTACTCATCACTACCCCCATGGCTCCGATCTCGGAGCGCATGAGTTCGCACCGTGCCGCCCAGGCGGTCATCTATGCTGACCAGATCGCATCTTCGCCAAATGGCTGGGATGTGACCGTTAACTTCGGCGGAGCCATCGAGGACTACAATGCCTACGACATCGTGGCGGTCTATCATGGGAACGACTGGGGTGGCACGGTCAATATGTTCGGCGGCGTCAAGGCCTTCGGAAACATCGACCAGCTCATCCGCCTATCCAAGTTCAAGGGCAAGGTGTGGTCGCTGGATATCCCCTTTCCAGAGTACTCCAAGATGATCAAGCCGCGGGTCGACAAAGAACCTGCCGCCCATCCAGACTGGAAGCAGATCGATTGGCACCACTTAAATACGATCGAAAATTCCGCAATCACGACGTATTCCAATCATTTTGATCACGGTAATAGCATTGCAATTGGAGATTCGCATGGAATTTCCATGTACCGCCGTGGGTGGAAGATCAACTCGATCCCGTACAAGACTCTGTACGGTGCACTAGAACTTGGTCTAGCGTCGTTCCTGTCTGCTGAATCGTACGAAGAGATCGAGACATACTTCGGGAATATCGATATCCGGCACCATTTGATGCGTCAGCCAGACCCGAAGCTTGCTACGGTAAACCTGGTCAAGAGGTACGTGGACGAGTGTCGGAAGATGCATAGGTCCCACGGTGCCAAGGTCGTCCGCATCTGGGAGCCACTGCCGATCGAAAACGAGTCTCGCAAGCTGCCCAAGACTGGCTATTACAAAGGAGTTCCCTTCTATGGCTCCTGGAAGGAACGCAATCAAATCCGAGATCTCTTCATCGAAGAGCTTCACCGTAATTGCGGAGATGGCGTTGAGGTATTTCAGTGGACCTCGAAGCTCAAAAACTCTGCTGGAGAACTCGACTTTGAATTTATGGAGAAGCCCCAGTCAGTCCATCTTTCCAGAGCAGCCTATCCGCACTGGACAGGAAAAGAGTGGAATCTCGCCAAATAAGATTTACAACCGTCACAAACCGTGACATGATACTCACTATGTCGTCATTACTATCCAAACTCAAGAAGAATTCTAAGATCGAACAGACCGAAGTACTGGACAAGTCCTCCCTTTTCAATGATAAGGACATGATCCCGACAGAGATCCCGATGCTCAACGTGGCGTTGTCCGGATCTCTCGACGGCGGCTTGACTTCCGGTCTCACTGTACTGGCCGGTCCTTCCAAGCACTTCAAGTCTAGCTACTCACTCATCATGGCCGCTGCGTACCTCGACAAGTACCCTGAAGCGGTCATGCTGTTCTACGACTCTGAGTTCGGTTCTCCCCAGCAGTACTTCAAGACGTTCGGCATCGACGTCTCTCGTGTCCTTCATACTCCTATCACGAATGTCGAGGAGCTGAAGTTTGACCTTGTCAACCAGCTCAACAACGTGGAGCGTGGCGAGAAAGTGATCGTGGTGATCGACTCGATCGGCAATCTGGCTTCGAAGAAGGAAGTCGAGGATGCAATGAACGAGAAGTCTGTGGCCGATATGTCCCGTGCCAAGGCTCTCAAGGGTCTGTTCCGCATGGTGACGCCGTATCTGACCCTGAAGAACATCCCGCTCGTAGCCATCAACCATAGCTACAAGACGATCGAGATGTACTCGAAGGACGTCATGTCGGGTGGTACTGGCATCTACTACTCGGCGAATGCCGTCTGGATGCTCGGTCGCCAGCAGGACAAGGATGACGAGGGCCTCAACGGTTACCACTTCATCATCAACATCGACAAGTCCCGGTTCGTGAAGGAGAAGTCCAAGATTCCGATCTCGGTCTCGTTCAACGGTGGCGTCGAGAAGTACTCCGGTCTGCTCGAGATCGCCTTGGAAGGTGGCTTTGTCACCAAGCCGTCTGTCGGCTGGTACTCCAAGAAGGGTGAAGACCAGAAGTTCCGTGAGAAGGAAACCTATACCTCAGAGTTCTGGGATCCTATCCTCAAGTCCGATGAGTTCAAGAAGTTCGTCAAGGACAAGTACACCGTCGGATACCGTTCAGCAATCCAGCAACTAGAGGATGACGATGAATAAGATTACCAAAGACTCATTCGCGCTTCTGCCGGCCGTAGACATGTCAGACAAATCTGCTGTCTACGACGTTGAGATCAAAGTCCCGCCGTACGAGGGCATAGTTGTCCGGTACGGCTCAGTCAAAATCCAGGTCACAGAAACCGCTGAGTCTGGAGAGAACGGAAAACTATCATTCGTCTACTACATCCTTAAGGGAGATAAAGATTCATTATCGAACGATCGTACCTTTGCAAATTTGACGGGCGACATCCTGGCATACATAATTCAGGACGCCCTCGATAGCGGCAAGTACCAGATCGGCGATCCCAGCAAACCTTCACATGTCGAACCAACTACAGCAGACGATTCTTCAGAAGCTCGTCAATGACGAGAACTACTGTCGCAAAGTACTGCCGTTCATCAAGTCAGAGTATTTTGATAGTGGCCATCGCCCGATCTACCGGCTTGTCCTTGACTTCATTGCCAAGTACAATAAGCTGCCGTCCAAGTCTGCGCTAGAGATCGATTTCCAGAATGACTCCACACTCACAGAGGAGACATATCCGGCTGCGCTTCAGGTTCTCAACCTGATCGACCAGAATCCGAAGGTCGAAGAAGCGTGGATTCTAGACCAGACGGAAAAGTGGTGCAAGGATCGTGCACTTCACCTGGCGATCCTGGAGTCTATTCAGATCATCGATGGTCGCCGCAAGGACGCCTCACGCGATGGCATTCCTGATATCCTGCAGAAGGCTCTTGGGATCAACTTCGACAACAGTGTCGGTCATGATTACATCTCGGACTTCGAGAAGCGTTATGACTTCTACCATCGGACCGAAGATCGTCTGCCGTTCGACCTGGAGATGTTCAACAACATCACTAAGGGTGGCGTTCCGCGGAAGACTCTGAACATTGCTCTCGCCGGAACCGGTGTAGGTAAATCGCTGTTCATGTGTCACGTGGCAGCGTCTTCACTCGCTCAAGGCAAGAATGTTCTGTACATTACCCTTGAGATGTCTGAGGAACGTATCGCCGAGCGTATCGATGCTAACCTCATGAACGTCCAAATCGATCAGCTGTCAAGCCTGTCGAAGGACATGTTTGCCGGCAAGCTCAAGAAGATCGCCTCGACGACTGTAGGAAAGCTGATCATCAAGGAGTATCCGACTGCATCAGCTCATGCTGGTCACTTCCGTGCCCTGCTGAACGAGCTGAAGCTGAAGAAGGATTTTGCTCCTGACGTGATCTTCATCGACTATCTCAACATCTGTGCTTCTGCTCGGATGAAGGGTGTTGGCGGTGCAGTCAATACGTACTCCTTCATCAAGGCCATCGCCGAAGAGATTCGTGGCTTGGCTGTCGAGTTCAATGTGCCGATCTTTTCTGCGACTCAGACCACTCGGTCAGGTTTCGCATCGTCTGACGTCGAGCTTACTGATACTTCTGAGTCCTTCGGTCTTCCGGCCACTGCCGATCTGATGTTTGCACTGATTGCCACTGAAGAACTGGATCGTCTGAACCAGATCATCGTAAAGCAGCTCAAGAACCGGTACAATGATCCCACCGCAAACAAGCGGTTCATCGTCGGTATCGACCGTTCCAAGATGAAGCTGTACGATGTGGAGGTCAAGGCACAGACGCTGGCAAAAGAGCCAACTGTCCGTACACCTCAGCAGCCAGATCGACAAAACTTCTCAGAGTTTAGCTTTGAGTAATAAAAGGATGTACACCGCACAAAAACCGATTAGGATGTTCTGATTATGGGCATGTTCGACACAATTAACTGGGCAGACAGCTTACCATTCTCGCCTGAGATGATAGAGCTTGGACTAGACAAGAATAGCAATTCTTATCAGACAAAGGACCTCGAGAATGCACTATTCGAGTACATGGTTCAGGGCGGCAAGCTGTTTTTGAAGCGGTTCCGCAACGAGGAATGGATAGAGGGAGATCCAAAGTCAAAGTCCTTACTTGGCCGGATTGGCCACATGTCCCGTACTGACGAGTACTATGAGGAAATTGATGTGGGTACCCGCACAATCCGCATGTACGACTATCGGGAAGATGTCCAAGGGAAGTGGGACTGCTTTGTCGAGTTTGACGTCGTTATCGTCAAGGGCGTAATTTCTGAAGTCAAGCTGGTCTCTCTTGAGAAGACTGATAGCAGCCATCGCAAAGAGCAGCATAGACGGTGGCTAGAGCAAGACGCCAAAGAGGCTCGTATTTGGTACAATCGATTCATCTTCCGCACGAAGGCCTGGCGGAGTATTCGCCGCCCGATCTGGCGGTCACTGCAGTCAGCAGGTCAATTTTTGAGTAGCTTATCACACAAAATACCATGAGTAACACACCACGTGATCCGGACACCCTGAAGGTGTTCAATTCGTCAGTCTACCGCAAGCGCGTCAAGCGCATGGTAGAACTCGCTAAGGCCGTCCGCGGTATCCACCGAAAGCTGCCCAAGGGCAATCTCGGGCCGCTTAAGTCGACCGCGACAGAAAAGGAAAAGCGAATCCGGGCTCAAGATGAATCGAGCCGCCTGACTGTCAACACCATCCACTTTTTTGCCAACTCGGTCAGCGGATTCTCGTCTGCGAACCGTGACTCTGCACCCACCAGCAACGAAAACACACAGTCGTGAACTACCGCCTGGTTTTAGCTCCGACAGTAACCGGACCTACCGACTCCGGAACGATCGTGGTTCATGACTACGACACGTTCCGGAGTACGGTGCTCGGTAACGGTATCCCAGATTCAGTAAGCTTTTGCTGCAATGCAGCATCGACTGTAGGATACGATTGCGCGTTATGGCTCTGCGACCATTGCCATTCCGAGCATCTTCCGTTTCCGCAGTATT